GGTTCTAGCTCTCTGTGCTGGTGCTCTTGTCAAGAATGCACAAGATGTAGCACAGATAATGACTGCTAGCGTCCTGGAAAGTACTACCAAAGTACTTACTAACTCCAGCGATGCCTCCACTTAAAGCATCCTATCTTCCTGAGTCTTACAACCAGCTCAGGAAAGAACTGCATGACAACTGGCCACTGCTGTGGAAAAAAGTCCAGTGGTATCTAGCTTTCGACTGGCCACTGTTCATTGAGAACATGAACAAACTTCTGGATGTAGAAGTATCTGGCAATCAAGAAGTAGCAGACGTTTGCACTGCCTACCTCCAGATACTGCACTCCAAGAAAAGCATCATCATTCTCCACTAGGAGCATTCCAAATGGGTAGCGCACTTCCTGGCAGTCACTACTGCAAAAACCATCAAGGAAATGGCAGTCATTATAGTACGCAAAACTGCCATCTTTGTTACGCACTTGCTAGGATTGACGAATTACTCGAAAAGATCAACGCCGCGCCCCTGACTCCGATAGTTGCGGATAAAGGTTCTGTGCAATACGGAAACGGTCAGTCTGGCGCGGCCCCAGATTTGCGGGAGTTGCTGCGGGAGTGCAGGAATGAGTTTCAGCGAGCCTTGGATCGCATCATGGCTGCACACGGCGCGAAAATTCTAGACGGCGAGCAGAAATATACAGCGGAGGGGAGGCTAAGACCAATCATAAAGAAACTCGACGCCGCCATGCTCGCAGCCCGCGACGAGGGAGAAAAGACGTGAGTAATACTTCTACTCCTACAACCATAATTCCACCACATCCACAAATGGCTGGTGTGCTGGAAAAAATTGAGAACCTGCGCCTTTCATTGGCTACTGCCGACCCGAAAATGCCAGAACACCTCAAAGCAATACACCGCACACTTATACAGTATGAGGAACTATCACATCTGCTGACTGAAGATCAGATAGCAGTGGTGCTTGATGGAGCACAGAGAAAGCTTGGTGTGATTCTAGCAGCAGAAACTACTGCAACCAAGCCTGGTAAGGGTAAAGGTTTGAAGAACGTAACAGCGGAGGATCTATAATGACTGAACACATTAGTAATCCAGACCCCGCAATTTACTACAAATGCTGCAACACATGCACATTCCTGTTAGGAAACAGAAGCAATACTCATAGCTGGGAAACATGGAAATGTGCCGCACCAGAAAACTTAAATGAAAAAAGACTCAACCTAATTTCTGGAGAGAAAGAAATAGTCTACATTCACAATCTAGCATTGATGGCTAGAAATAACGTGGGTGGTGGTTGTGGAATAGAAGGAAAGTGGTATAAACGCTATGAAAAGCCAGACTTCTCAGAACAAGTATTAAAGATAATAGGTGCTACACCAAGAAAACCGTCACTTAAAAACATAACCGCTGATGATCTTTAATTGACACCGCCATGATTTCTCCAGATGAATTCTTTGACTCCGTTGTTGGGAGTGCAGATTCTGCATCTTCCCAAGCAGCACTTACAACCAAAGACAACTATGCTTGGAACCATCGTTTCATAAATATAGACAGCCATTCACAGCGAGAGATACTACATGAATGCCCACGAAAGTTCCAGCAATTCAAGATTGTGCGCCCTGGGCTTGAAATTGGTAATCCTATTGCTAATTTGGACTTTAACTTTGGTCATGCTGTTGGCGCGGGAGTCCAGTGCTACATCGTAACAGGCAGCCAGCAAGCTGCATTCTTTGCAGCCTTCCTGTCTTGGAAAACAGACAGTGATGCAGAAACACCTAGGAGTGGAAAAAGTTTATACTTTGCACTCCTAGCGGTTCTGAAGTTCATAAACTTCTGGAATCAGATTCGCCAGGATTGGGAAGTAGCATCCTTCAATGGGAAAGCTGCTTCTGAACTTACTTTCTGGCTGGACTGTGAGAATGGTCACTACCATGCAGGACACATAGATGTAGTGCTGCGAAACAAGGTGTCTGGCTACTATACAGTAGTTGAAATAAAGACTACTTCCATGCGTGATCCTTCTGAAGCTATGTATGGCAACAGTGGACAAGCACTTGGATACTCTGTCATGCTTGATACCATTGCAGGCAGTATCAAAGCTGTTACTACTTTCCAAGTTCTCTACTTCGCATACAGCTCCACGCGCCGGGAGTGGATAGTTTTCCCCTTCACGAAGTCTAGGAAGCAGCGCGCAGAGTGGCTGCAAGACTTGCTGCTAGATCAGACTACAGTAAACACCTACGTGCAGCTTGGATTCTTTCCTAAGCGTGGAAATGCTTGTTGGAGTTTCAACAAGACTTGCCAGTTCTACGGTGTCTGCGACCTCCACGACCACACAAGAGTAGACAGATTCCACACATGGGAACTAGGAATGGATACTCCAGAACAAGTAGACTACATATTCAAGCTTTCGGAAGTGATGAAGGAAATGGAGTGAGACGACAACAGCGAGCTTTTGTTTGTAGTTGTGGAAAATTCCCAGCAGTAGAAACAACTAGACAAGGAAACAGATTCATTCATCGCTACTACTATTGCTTGTGTGGAAAAAAATTTGTAACTGAAGAAAAATGGCATCATAACCTTTTCCGAACAATTGCAGAAAAACGTCTTGCACAATCTGACGCAGAGGAACAAATCCATGCTCCTAAGTGAATACAAAGCTAAAGAAACTCACAGAGTTCTTGCCTACGGACGCAGTAAGACTGGTAAAGATTCCTTCATTGGTCAGCTAGCAAGAACTGGAAAACAACTGTGGTGGTTTGATTTAGAAGATGGGATCAAAACACTGTTGAATCCTGCTATTCTTCCTGTGGAGTTCCACAAGAACATCCATGTATTCAGGATTCCTGACAACCAGCTTGTGCCAATGGCAATAGAAACCATGCTCAAGGTTATGAAGGGAGCAGCAGTAAGTATTTGCTGGAAGCATGGAAAGGTAGCTTGTGTTCCATGCACAAAAGACTCTGCGCCGAGCGAGAGAATCTGCCTGAATGAATTTGGGCTAGATGATTGGCTTGTTATCAACAGTGTTACTCAGCTATCCCTTTCTGCTATGTATGCAGTAATCAAGGTTGAAATGCAGAAAGATAATTGGGAATACAAACCAACCTTTCATGATTATCGAGCGCAAGGTTTCATGCTGGATAGAATTTTCAGCCTCATGCAGAGTGGAAACTTCAACTGTGCTGCTGTCTCTCATGAAATTATGATTGAACAAATTCAAGATACTGCTGGTGGAGGTGGTAAAGATGCACCTGGAAACAATGTTGAAACGATTGTCCCTGCTGCTGGCACTCGTAATTTTAGTCGCCAGTTTGGGAGGTACTTTGACAATATTATTTACCTCGATATTGTGAACAAGAAACATAGAGCATTCAGCAGTACTGTTCACGATGGCAGGATAATGACAGGCACTAGAACTGGTATTGAAATTGAGAAACTCGCAGATGGTAGTCAAAACATTCTTTCACTACTTACAAGGAAAACAGATGGACAACAGAGTACGGGAATACAAGCAGGAGTCGTGGGTAGCACTGTTAAATAGAACCTTCAACGAAATTACCAAACTCGGTATTGAAAAAGGTGGGGAGTATAGTGGAGACAAAGACCGTCTTGCTAACTTCCGCCGCAATGCTGCCAGACTGGGACTTCTGAAGGAACAAGTATGGGCAGTCTACGCTGGAAAGCATTGGGATGCAATAGACCAGCACATCAAGGATCTTGCAAGTGGAACTCTAAGGGTAAAGGCTGAACCCATAGAAGGTCGGGCGCATGACTTAATAGTTTACTTACTACTGTTTCTAGCAATGGAGGAAGAACGCAGACTTGAGCTTGCACCTCGCAAACCGGATGCAATAGATGATACAGCAGGAGAAGCAGTATCATTTTTGTATCCACCCCAGAAGTAACATCAATCACTTTTATCAACCTATAGGAATTTCGCAATCATGACTACTGAAGCAAAAAACATCGTACCAATCGAAGATCTGATGGATGCAAGCATTGACGATCTGAAAGACTTGCCACCGTTTATAGTGCCGCCAGTTGGACACTACAAACTCCAAGTCTCCTTGGAGCGCAAAGTTGTAAACACACATCCCTGTGTGGAAGCCCAGTTTGTTGTGCAAGAAACCCTAGAGCTGAAGAATCTTGCTGAAGCTCCGGTTGAGAATGGAACGAAGTTTTCCACTCTCTACACAATGGACAATGAGTTTGGTCAAGGGAACTTCAAGCTGTTCCTTGCGCCACTCTTGGAAGGGCTGGGACTGCAAGGCAAGAAAGTTTCAGAAGTTGTTGCATCTGTAAAGAATGTCGTTATTGCTGCTACTGTCAAGCAGCGTCCTGACAAGGAAGATAAGGACAAGATTTACGCCAACGT